AATACATTTTTTAATAAAATGCAAAAGTGTGTAAATAATTTACAAAAAATGGAACATGTTTAAAATGAATAAAAAAATACAATACAAGTTTAATGAAGGAGCTCTAATCCAAGAGCTCCAGAATTATATAGATAGTACCTACGATGGTCACTACTCAAAAAATAATTTCCAATCAACGGAATTTATTTCAGACTGTGGTCATGGTATAGGATTTGCCATTGGTAACATACTTAAGTATGCACAACGATATGGAAAAAAAGGTACGACTGGTGACCACAGGAAGGACTTAATGAAAGTATTGCATTACTCTATCATTGCTCTAAATGAACATGACAAGGGTAATTAACTATTTACATTATGTGCAAACTGTGGTATAATATTATTATTAATGAGGAAATGAAATGAATTTATCAAATGATACATTGAATGTTCTGAAAAACTTTGCGTCAATCAATCCGAACATTGTTTTTCAACCAGGACAGCAACTTAAAACTATATCTGAATCCAAAACCATTATGGCTAGAGCAGATATTGTTGAAGATATGCCAAAAGAGTTTGGGATCTATGATCTAAACGAATTCTTATCGGTATTTAATCTTATTGAAAACCCTGTTCTGAATTTTGAAGACAAATCAGTATTGGTATCGACACAAGAAGGTGGTACTCAGTTATCTAATCTGCAAAAAGTAAGATATTACTTTTCTGAAACAGATATCTTAACATCACCAACCAAGGATATTCAAATGCCTAATGCAGAAGTAGGAGTTAATCTATCTGAGGATATTTTAAATCAGATAAGAAAAGCTGCAGCTGTTTTAGGTCATACCGAACTTTCTCTAGTAGGCGAAAATGGATTAGTGACTGCATCAGTAGTTGATACTAAAGATTCAACATCTAATTCATATACAATAGAGCTTGACAAAGATAATGCGTGTAAAAACGACTTTGAATTTATTGTAAGTATTCCTAATTTGAAATTACTACCAGGTGATTATTTTGTAAGTATATCTTCAAAACTAATCTCTAATTGGACAAATAGTAATTATCCAATAGAATATTTTATCGCATTAGAGAAAAATTCAACTTTTAATGTATAAATATATTAGAAGTTGTTCTCCATATTATTATGGGGATAATACAAGATATGCTACATGGGGTAGGTATCTTACAATTAGTCTAAAAAACTTTGCAAAGGAGAAAAAAAATGACTGAAGAAGTAAACGTAGAAGCACCTCAAAACGAAGGTGTACAGCTTGGTCTTAACGACATAGCTACTATGGTTCAAATTATCGACCTAGTCTCAAGACGTGGTGGATTCGAAGGACCAGAGCTAGAAGCTGTTGGTGGACTAAGGTCCAGAGTAGTTGCTTTCCTTCAAGCTGCGCAAGAAGCACAAGGACAAGAAGATGTCCAAGGTGATTTGCCAGTAGAAGATGGCGATGCTGAAGAAGTTGAAGTCGAAGGCTCAGCTGATTAATCATAGGGGGATCCACTCCCCCTTTATTTTGAATAGGATTATATTATGGAAACAAACGAAAAACAAAAACTATTAGAAGCTCTTAACACGGGTATCGTAACTGTCACATTTGAAAAAGTAGGAACGGGTGAACTAAGGATTATGCCTTGTACACTTGCAGACCACCTACTTAAAGAAAATGGAGTTGATGTAAAAGTCGACATGAACGCAGAGTCTGACCACTTTGCATGCTGGGCACTAGATAAAAAAGCATGGAGAAGTTTCAGATTAGACACAGTTAAACAATGGGATACAAATTGATGAATGAGTTTTTATGGGTAGAAAAGTACAGACCTAAAACGGTCAATGATTGTATACTTTCCGCTGACTTACACAAAACATTTAGTGAAATAGTTAAAGCGGGAGAAATACAAAATATGTTATTCACTGGCACAGCTGGTGTCGGTAAAACAACAATAGCTAAAGCATTAGCTAAAGAATTAGATTTAGATTATATAATAATAAACGGATCCGAAGAAGGGAATATTGATACACTTCGTAACAAAATTAAACAGTTCGCGTCAAGCGTCTCTCTTTCGGGTGGACACAAGTTGGTCATTCTAGATGAAGCTGATTATCTGAACCCACAGTCCACCCAACCTGCACTACGTGGGTTTATTGAAGAGTTCAGCGAAAACTGTAGATTTATTCTTACTTGCAATTTTAAGAATAGAATTATTGAACCATTACACAGTAGATGTTCAGTAATTGAATTTGCCTTACCAAGAAACGAAAAAGATAGGTTAGCTTCAGTCTTTATGGCTAGGTTAATGCACATACTTGGTGAAGAAAGAATTGAATACGATAAAGAAGTATTAGTTGAGTTTATTATCAAACACTTTCCTGACTTTAGAAGAATCATTAATGAATTACAAAGATATGCAGTAGGTGGTAAAATCGACTCAGGTATACTTGTTAATGTATCTGATGTTTCAGTAGACACACTTATAAACCATCTTAAAATTAAAAACTTTAAAGGTATGCGTAAATGGGTAGTCGATAATATTGACATAGAACCTACAGCAATATTTAGAAAGCTATATGATAATATGAATGAATATGTGGATCCTCAATCGATTCCACAGCTTGTTCTTATTTTAGCTGATTATCAATATAAAGACAGTTTTGTTGCTGACCATGAACTTAACATGGTGGCTTGTCTTACAGAAGTTATGGCGGGGGTAAATTTTAAATGAATATAGAAGAAATACTAAAAAACAATATTGCAGAAATGCAAAAACAATTACATCATTTTCAAACTAGAGTTTCAGAACTAATAAGTGAAAATGAAGAGCTGAAAAAAAGGTGTAAAGAAAAATGAATCCATTTGATTATGTAAATGCTATAAATAAGACTAAACATGACATTATGGTTGATGATATTGCTGAAAAGGAATATAATCCATATATCATAAATAAAGCATTATCGTTTTTCCCAGATACTATATTATTTGCTAATGAAATGAATAAGTATCATCATATAGACCATAGGCTTCAATTTGATTTTTTTATAAATATAATTAAGAAGAAACAAAGATTTTCTAAGTGGTTAAAACCCAGTGAAGTAGAAAATCTAGAACTCATTAAAGAATGTTATGGTTATAGCAATGAAAAAGCTAAATCCGTTTTAACACTATTAAGTAATGAACAAATTGATGAGTTAAAAACAAGGATGAATAAAGGTGGAAGAACAAAATCAAATTAACAATTGGACTTCAGCGGATATGCTCGAAGTCACACTTAACGAACCCGATGACTTTCTTAAGATACGAGAAACACTAACTCGTATAGGAGTTGCATCGCGAAAAGACAATAAGTTATACCAATCTTGTCATATATTACATAAACAAGGTAGGTATTTTATAGTACATTTTAAAGAACTATTTTTATTAGATGGAAAACCATCCAATTTAATAGAAAACGATTTACAGCGTAGAAATACAATTGCTACACTGTTAGCTGACTGGGGTTTAGTTAGTATAGTTAAACCTGAGTCTGCAAAGGACTTAGCTCCATTGAGACAAATAAAGGTCATTCCTTTTAAAGAAAAAACTCAATGGGAATTATGTCCAAAATATAATATAGGAAATACTCAAACTCAAGAGTAAACCTGTATAAATATAATAGGAATGCGGTATTGGACCGGTTCCGTTAACCTTGCTATTAATAGGAGGAAATTAAAATGGTAAGAAATACTTTGAACGTACCTCGTTCATTATTCGTTGGCTTTGATACTTTATTTGAAGACTTAGAAAGAATTCATACAAGTGCTAGAGCTGGAACAGATAACTACCCACCACACAACATTGTGAAAATCGATGAAGAGAAATTTTTAATCGAAATGGCAGTGGCAGGGTTCTCAATGGAAGACATAGAAATCGAACTTAAGGACGGTATCTTAAAAATCAAAGGGGCTGTTGAGAATGATGATAGAGAATATGCTTATAAAGGAATCTCATCTCGCAAATTTGAGAAAAGCTTCCGACTCTCAGAATTTGTCGTAATAGATGGTGCTGACCTTGTGGACGGAATACTAGTGGTGTATGCCAGAGTAGAACTCCCAGAAGAGAAGCGTCCTAGGAAGATCGAAATAGGGTCTGCTGGGGCATCAAAGAAAAAGCAATATTTGAAAGGCTAATATCAGCGAAAACCCAGTAGATAGTAATAAACTTTTTACTGGAGAAACAGAATGAAATATATCATTTCGAAATATGATGATATTGCAGAGGCCCTAGGAATGATGATAATAGGTGGAACGATTTTAGGATTAGCACCACTTGTAATCTACGTTACCTGGGTAAGCTGAAGAAATTGAAATCATGCGGGGGTAAGAAATTACCCCCAACTTTAAATGAATGAAATTAACTATTTACATTATGACTAAACTATGGTATAATATATATTATGTCTAAATTTTATACTAACGTCTCACGATATGGTAATATGATATTACTTCGTGGGTATGATCACAATAAAAGAATTACAGAAAAAATCAAATACGGTCCAAAGCTCTATGTGAGTACGAATCGTCCAACTAAGTGGAAAACACTAGATGGTACATCAGTTGGCGAAGTTGCATTTGACTCTATGAGAACAGCTACTGAATGGGTAAGGACCAACAAAGACACAGCCGGTCGCCATATCTTTGGTAATACTCGGTATATCTCAACCTTTATCAACGACCATTATCCTGGTCACATCGAATTCGATAGGAACAAAATAAATGTGACTACTATCGATATCGAGGTTGCGTCTGACGATGGCTTTCCCGAGCCTGATAAAGCTGAGCATAAAGTAATCTCAATTACTACTAAAAATAATATCGACAATACTTATCATATATGGGGACTCGGCGACTATGATGTGGAAAACACATATATGAAAACACATCGTGTCATATATAACAAATGCGACAATGAAGCAGACTTACTTATTAAATTTATTACACATTGGTCTCAACCATCAAATGTACCAGATGTTGTCACTGGTTGGAATACAAGGTTCTTTGATATACCTTACTTGGTAAACCGTATTCATAAACTTATTGGTGAAGCATATGTAAAAAGATTGAGTCCATGGGGTATGATTGACAGACAAGATATTACAAAGATGGGTAGGACTCAAACATCTTATGACTTAAAAGGTATATCACAACTTGATTATCTTGACCTATTCCAAAAGTTTGGTTATTCTTATGGTCCACAAGAATCATATAAATTGGACCATATAGCACATGTTGTATTGGGTGAGAAGAAGTTATCTTACGAAGATTATGGTAACCTACACACTTTATATAAACACAACCACCAACTGTTTATTGATTATAATATTAAAGACGTTGAGTTGGTTGACCGAATAGAAGATAAGATGGGATTAATTACTCTATGTATGACTATGGCATATAAGGGTGGTGTAAACTATAATGATACATTTGGCACTACTGCTATATGGGATACTATCATATATCGTAAACTACATGAAAATAATATTGTAATACCATTCATAGAAGATAAAGTAAAAACATTTTATCCCGGTGGTTATGTTAAAGAACCACATGTTGGTATACATGAAAACCTGGTAAGTTTTGATTTAAACTCTCTATATCCTTCAATCATTATGCAATATAATATGTCACCAGAAACAATTGCTGATGGTGAAATAGGTAATGTTGATATTGAACAAGTACTTACAAAATCACAAAGGCCAAATAATAAAGGTAAAGCTCTAGCGGCAAATGGCCAATATTTTAATACTGATAAACCTGGAATCATTCCAGCCATTATTGACGAAATGTATCAAGAGCGTGTCGGTATTAAAGGTAATATGATTAAAGCTCAAAAGAAATTACAAAAGGTAGATAAAAATGATAAACAAGAATTATATAATATTGAAAGAGAAATATCGATTGCTGAAAACAGCCAAATGGCCATTAAGATTCTTCTTAACTCTCTTTATGGCGCTATGGGTAACAAATATTTCCGTTTCTTTGACCAGAGAATTGCCGAGGCCATTACCCTTACAGGACAGCTTACTATACGATGGGCAGAATATGAACTCAATTCCTTTCTTAACAGAACAATGCAGACTACATCGTTTAAAGACTATGTCGTGGCAATCGACACAGATTCCTTGTATGTTAGCTTAGATGATATTGTAAATAAATTTAATCCAAAGAATCCTATTGATTTCCTAGATAAGATTTGCAATGATACACTTGAGCCAGTGTTGGCAAAATCATATGATGATTTATATTCTATGCTAGGCGGAGTATCAAACAGAATGGTTATGGCAAGAGAAGTTATTGCTGACCGTGGTATTTGGACTGCTAAGAAAAGATATATTCTTAATGTACTAGATAACGAAGGTGTCCGATATAAAGAACCTAAGCTCAAGATTATGGGTATTGAAGCAATTAAGTCCTCTACTCCAGAACCATGTCGTGATGCACTTAAAGAATTATTTAAAGTTATTATGTCAAAGAATGAGTCTGATGTACAAAAGTCTATTGAACAATTTAAGAATTACTTTAAGACATTACCACCTGATGAGATTGCATTCCCACGCGGAGTCTCAAAAGTTAAAGAATATAAAGATCACAATACCATATACAAAAAAGGTACACCAATACATGTTCGTGGTTCTTTATTGTTTAACAAACAAGTTAGAGATTTAGCACTCACAAAGAAATATGCTCAAATACAAAATGGCGAGAAGATTAAGTTTGTATATTTACGAACACCAAACACTATTAAAGAAAATGTAATTGCATTCCCTGATTATTTACCTGAAGAATTTAATCTTCATAAATATATAGATTACGATATGCAATTTCAAAAAACATTCCTAGACCCTATTGAACCAATACTAAATGCTGTAGGTTGGAATTCAGAAGAGGTCGTATCCTTGGAGGATTTTTTCGGATGATTAAAATAAAAAATTCAATAGTATATCCTGGACATTATAGTGCAGATGATTGCCAAAATATAGAAAAGATATGTAAAAGTTTTCCAGAACAAGAAGCTACAGTACAAGATACTAAAAGTGGTAATATAAAAAATACTGTTGAAGGTAATATAAGAAAATCAAAAGTAAGGTTTATAAAATTAAATGAATCGTGGGGTGCACACGAGTTATATACTGAATTAACAAACCTAGTAACAAAAATTAATACAGAATTCTTTAACCTAGAAATAGGTGGCGTAGATAGCATACAGTATACAGAATATGATAGTTCTTATAAAGGACATTATGATTGGCATACTGATTGGAATTGGAATGTTCCTGGAAACAGAGTTAGAAAATTAAGTATGACTATTCAATTATCTGATGGCTCAGAATATGAAGGTGGAGATTTTGAAATAGCTTTAGATATTAAACCAGGGTTTGCACCAACAAAACAATTAGGTACTGTTATTGCATTTCCATCTTTTATGCCACATAGAGTTACGCCAGTGACTTCTGGTTTAAGGAAATCTTTAGTAGTGTGGTTTACGGGGCCACCTTTTAAATGAAATTAACTATTTACATTATACCAAAACTGTGGTATAATATATATAACTATGGAGAAAAAAATGAAATTAGTTAGATTGTCCTCAGGTGAGGAAATTATCGGTAAAGTAACAGAGACCGAAAATTCTGTTATAATAGAAAATGGGTATACATTAATTCCAGCTGGAGAAGGTAAAATTGGATTTATGCCATTCATGGCCTATACTAAAGCAAAAGACGGTATTACTATTGGTAATGAGTTTATTATGTTTATAGTAGAACCTATTGAAGATATGGTAAATCAAATTAGACAAATGGATTCAGGAATCGTTGTACCAGATGGAAAGGTACTTAGCTAATGAGTAAAGATTGGGTAAAAGACATATATGATATGCAAACGAAATATGAAACTCGTGAATGGGTTGAGAATAATCCTGATAAGCTTAGAGAGTTTTTAAAGTTTCGTATTGAATTTTTACAAGAAGAATTAGATGAAACTAGAGAAGCACACATAGTAAAAGATCCTGAAGAAATAGTTGATGGTCTTATTGATTTATGTGTTGTTGCAATTGGTACACTAGATGCTTATGGTGTTGACCCATATAAAGCATGGGACGAAGTATTAAAAGCAAATATGCAAAAGTCAGTTGGTAAAAAATCAACAAGACCTAATCCGCTTGGAGTACCAGACTTAGTAAAACCAGAAGATTGGGAGGCACCGTCACACAAAGGTAATCATGGTAAGTTTAACGATATTTGATTCGATATACGATAATAAAACAAATAAAAGAATGGACTATAACTCATTTGATGAGTTTGAGGCTATTTTATATAAGCTATCAGAATCTAAAAAATATCCTACTAAAAAAGATGCACCACTAATTAGTCCAGCTGTTTACATACCTGATACTACAAGAGGTAATGATAATGTGACAGGTTGGGGTGGATTTGGTATTCTTGACATTGATGATTATGAAGGTGAGATGAAAGATATTGAAAAGAAATACTCTAAATATCGATATGTGTGTTATTCCACTGCATCATCAACAAAAGAAAAACCAAAGTTCAGGTTAGTGTTTCCACTTACAACATTTGTTGATAAAGAAAAGATTAAACATTTTTGGTATGCTCTTAACAAAGAGATAGGAGATATTGCAGATGCTCAAACAAAAGATTTAAGCCGTATGTATTACATACCAGCAAAATACGAAAATAGTTTTAATTTTATATTTTCACACGACGGCGAAACTATGGATCCTAACTTACTTATGGATACACACCCTTATGTTGTACCAAATGAAAACTTCTTTGACAGATTACCTGAAGCAATTAAGAAAGGTCTAATCGAACATCGTAAAGGTCAACTCAATAATACAAATTATTCTTGGACTGGATATCAAGATTGTCCATTTGTAAATAAGAAACAAGTAGAAGAGTATAAAGGAATTACAGATACTGGATGGTATGCAAAGATGTATCAGATTATGGTATCTACTGCTGGTAATGCAATGAGCAAAGGTTATCCAATTACAGCTAAAGAAGTCGAATACTTATGTAGAGATTTAGATGGTGATACAGGTAATTGGTATTTAAAAAGAGATATGTACAAAGAGGCTGAAAGAGCAATTGAGTTTGTGTTTAGAAATAACTTATGATTTTTTATTATGAATGGCAACTAAAAGAAGCTTATGCTGATTATAAGAAAACATTACCTCAAGCTTCAGAGCTTTTAGATATAGAAAGTTTTAGAAGAATTATATATGAACCATTATTAAACGAGATGCACGATGAAAATAAACAAGAATAAAAGAAGAGGAAAAAACACCGACGCTGGAGTAATATACTTAGGTTGGTTTATAGCCATTATGATAATATGGTTAGTAAGTGGTAAGGTATATGGAAATGAAGACGAAAGATATTGTATGGCACAAAACATTTACTTTGAGTCAGCTAATCAATCTTTTGCAGGAAAGCTTGCCGTAGGTCATGTTGTTATAAATAGAGCAAGAGATAAACAATTTCCTAGTAATATTTGTGATGTAGTATATCAAGCTAAAACAAAAATTAATTGGAAAGGAAATGAAGTTCCTATTAGAAATCAATGTCAGTTCAGTTGGTACTGTGATGGTAAATCTGATGAACCTGTTGATTCTAAAACTTGGATGACTTCATTGTATATAGCCGACCTATTATTAGAGGTGGGATATAGAGATATAACTGAAGGTGCATTATATTATCATGCTGATTATATATACCCATACTGGGCATCTGAGTTAGAACATATGGTTACAATTGATAACCATTTATTTTATAGGTAAAAAAATTATGAAAATGTTAGGAAATAACGTATTAATTACGGAAGTAGATAAAGAACAAGCAACTGCTGGTGGAATTATATTAACTGAAGCTATCGACAAAGGTAGTAAGCCTGGTTTAGTTTTAAGTGTTGCAACCGCTGTCACTAAAGTAAAACCTGGAGACAGAGTTTATTTAGATTGGCCAGAAGCAATGCCTGTTAATGTAGAAGGAAAAGCAGCTGCTATAATTGATGCAGAACACATCAAAGCAATACTATCGGAGGAATAATGTATAGGTATAAAGTAGAAGTTACACGAGTCGTAGACGGAGATACAGTAGATGTTGATATTGATTTAGGATTCGGAATGGTTTATAAAAAACAAAGAGTTCGAATGATGGGTATAGATACACCAGAAAGTAGAACAAGAAACTTAGAAGAAAAGTTTTATGGTAAAGCATCTAAAGCAAATCTAATTAAAATTTTAGATGGAAAAGAAATACAATTAGTATCACACGACAAGGGTAAGTTTGGTAGAATACTTGGAGAATTATTTATTGGAGATTCCAAGTATAGTGTTAACCAACAACAAATAGATGAACACCATGCAGTGCCATACTTTGGCCAATCTAAAGAGGATACAGAACAAGGTCATCTTTGGAATAGAGCTGTACTAATTGAAAAAGACGGATTAATTTACGTTCCTAAATAAATGAAATTAACTATTTACATTATACCCAAACTGTGGTATAATATAACTATATTATGGAGAATATACTATGAAAGAATCTTTGAAAGTGCTACAAGAATGTGCGGAGTTACAAACACAAAAGTCTAACGATTATCAAAATCCAAATTCTAAAATAACTCAAGCAGATTATTATCCAAATGGTATCACTACCATTCATGACATTATGCATGCAAAAATGCTAAGAATGGCATCCGTTATGGAAGCTATGCAAAGTAATGAATATGAACCAAACTTCGAATCGCTCGAAGATTCAGCAAAAGATTTAATTAATTATGCATCATTCTTTGTTGCATATTGCAGACATGGTATTCCAGGTCAAGATAAAAACAAAGATGTCTTTGGAGGTAATAATGTATCAAGTAAATAATACAGCTGACATTGCTGAAGTATTTAAGAAACATTTAAAAGCTGGTAATTTTGTACAAGACAGAACCGGAGTAAAAACTATTGAAATAATTGGTGCTTCTTTTGTTGCAGATAAACCTGCAATATTTGGTGAACCAAATAAAGACTATATAGAAAAAGAATTAATGTGGTATGATAGACAATCAACTAATGTTTATGATATATATGGTCATGATAATCCACCTAAAGCTTGGCAATACGCTGCAAATAAACATGGTGAAATAAATTCTAATTATGGTCATTTAATTTATTCAGGTAAATATTTTAAACAGTATGATAAAGTATTAAATGATTTACTTAAAAATCCATCATCACGTAGAGCATGTATGGTTTATCAAAGACCAAGTATCTGGAAAGAATACAAAGAAAATGGTAAGAATGATTTTATTTGCACAAATGCTGTAACGTATTACATTAGAGATAATATGCTTCATGCCTCAGTGCAAATGAGAAGCAATGATGTTATTTTTGGATATCGAAATGATTATGCATGGCAAAGACATGTACAAGAAAAATTACAAGATGATTTATATTATAACGGAATTAAAACTGAATTAGGATATATTTATTGGCAAGTGCAAAATTTACATGTGTATGAAAGACACTTTGATTTAGTGAAATGAATAAAAGAGAAGAAGCACTAGTTATTACAATGGAAGAATGTGGTGAACTCATTCAAGCATGTAGTAAAGTCATAAGAACAAAAGAAGATACTAAATACATACGTAATTTACAAGATGAAATTGGTGATGTAATGTGTATGATTGAAATATTAAAGATGAGCGGATTTGTAACGGATAAACAAATAGAAGACCGTATGAAAGTAAAGAAAAAGAAGTTAATGAAATGGAGTTTATTATTTAATAATGAATAAGTGGGACGAAAGATATTTAGGATTAGCAAAAGAAATCTCTACATGGTCTAAAGATCCTAGTACTCAAATTGGTGCAGTTGCAATTGGAGATAAGGGTCAAGTATTATCACAAGGTTATAATGGATTTCCTAGAGGAGTAAATGATACTTATCAAAGACTTAATATTAGAAATGAAAAATATAAGTATGTCGTTCATGCAGAAATGAATTGCATTTATAACGCAACATATAACGGAGTATCACTACAAGGTGCAACTGTATATATTCATGGGTTACCAGTGTGTAGTGAATGTGCAAAAGGGTTAATACAAGCTGGTGTAAAAAGAGTTGTGTATAAAGCAGAAGATATACCAGAAAAATGGGAAGAAAGCAATCAGTTATCAATTGAATTATTTACAGAGGCAGATATTAGTTATGAACGATCCACGTAATCCAAAACATACAATAGATTGGTACATTAAATGGGTAGCTTCTATTATTGTACTATGTGCTATGTCAATAAGAGGTGTAGCAGAATATGCTGAAATAGATTTATACTTAAGTATTATAGGTATAGGATTATGGTTATGGGTATCACTAATCTGGAATGATAGAGCACTAATACTTTTAAATGGAATGGGATTATTATTCCTACTAAATAATTTATGGAAAAGTCTAATATGAAAATAGGTGTAGGTAAAATAGGTAAGTCAGTATTATTTGATAGCACTCGCTGGGGTGCAGTTGGTGGAGATAATGAAGCACCAATATTATTCGAACATTTAATTCGTAATAATCCTGAGCATGAATTTGTTTTAGTATGTCCATCAGATTATGATAGATTACCTTTAAACAGACAACAAGAAATAAATGAACATGGTAATTTAACAAATGCATGGGAACATTTTGTTGATTGGAAACAATCAGGTAAATGGAGCCGTAACCATCCAGCAAGTGATAGACAAGAATTTATGGAAGATGTATTAATTAAAGATCCTAAATATAAAGTTGAGGTTGGTGTATTTATGATGGGTATGTCAGCAACTTCAAATATACATGGTCATTCTAAATTAATGAATGATCACACAACTCTTGCAAAACCGTTAGATATGCAAAGAAGATATGCTGGTCCACCTATATATTATCTTAATCATTATACAGATGTAAAATGGATTATGTTATTAAATGATCCAAGATTATATCCAGGCAAAATGAGAGACTTATGGAATCCACCACAAAAAATCTTTTCACAATATAACGAATCTATAGTACATAAAAATTATGCAGGGTATGATGATCCTACAAGACAAGAACATAATATTGAATGTAGCTATGATGCATTAGAAACAACATTTCTTATTGGTAAAAAGCGTGGTGAAATGTTAGAAGAAGTACCTAACAGTTTAGATAATTTTTTTGATGATAAACCTAAAGAAGGAGAAAAGGATATACAGTTTATGATTGTGTGTAACGAAGGTAAACCATCTAGGTATCCTGACTTAAAAAAATATATACTTGATAATGTGCAAGATGTTGACATATATGGACAATGGAATCCTAATACTATAGGTGATGATAAAAGATTTAAAGGACCAAAAAAGTTTAATGATTTAATGCAGATGTTACCAAGAGTAAAATACACATTCTGTATTCCAATTAAAAAAGGTTGGGTAACGGCTAAAGTATGGGAAATGGCTCATTATGGTATAATACCATTTTTACATCCAACATATGATGAACAAGATAATCTTAAAGTGCCTGACTTTATTAGAGTTAAAGATTCTAAGGACTTATTTAATAAAATTAAATTCCTAGAAGAAAAACCAAAAGCATATCAAGAGCTTAGAGATTTACTTGATAACTTACTTAAAGATGAGTATTATGATGGCTCATATTTAAATAACAAAATTATGGAAGAATTAAAAAATTATGTATAATAAAAGACTTATAGTAGATTTTGACGACACACTAGCATTTACCAAAAACAGAGATTGGACAAATGCAAAACCAAATACAACTTTAATTAAAAAGTTAAATAAACTTACTAATGAAGGTTGGATAGTAGATATTTTTACAGCTAGAGGTTCAATATCATGTAAAACCAGACAAGAAGCAGAAGAAAAATATGGTGAACAAATTAGAGCTTGGCTAGAATATCATGAAGTAAATTATAATATGTTATCATTCGATAAACCATTAGGTGCTTACTATATTGATGATAAGGGTATTACTCCCGAAGATTTTATAGGTACAGATATTAGAGAACTTGAGGGAGGTTTATCTGGGTCAGACATTTATACTGATGGTAAATTAGTACATAAGACAGCTGATAACGCTCACCTTGCTCATGCTTGGTTCTCTTACGTAAATGATACTTTAAATGTTCCAAGGATTGATAGAGTTGTGGGACAAACAATTACAATGGAATATATTAATCATAATGAATCTTTCATAGATGATTTTACATATAGAGGATTAGGGTTAATACAAGAATCACTAGATAAAATGGCACAAATGGATATACTAGAAAATAGCTACACATTTGATGATTATGTAAATAGAATTGCTGGACATATTGATTTAGCTGGAGATATACCAGAGTTTCATGAAACATTGCAAAGATTAAAAGACATGGATTTACAACCATCGTTTTCACATGGTGATTTTGGTATAAAGAATATGTTATTTAAAGAAGATGAATTATACCTAATTGATCCTATCCTAGATACGTTTGGTTGTACTGAACTCGATGTTGCTAAATTTATAGCATCATTATATATTAATGACT